GTTATGATACTCCTCTGTACTATAATAAACTCTGCACTTAATAAAGTCAATAAATATGTGTAACGGAGATTACCAATATGCCATTCGGATTAAATGATTTTGTCAGCGGTGCAGAATCGCTTGGAACTAAACTAGGCGGAAACGTCGGAGGCTTAATTAGCAAGGGTGCTGGCTTCCTTAAATCTAAACTGCCTAAAGGTGCAGAAAAGCCGGGCTCATCGACTACTGAGGCTCGAATGGGTAGTGTTGATTGGCGTGTGTCATTAAGTGTACCACCGGGATCATTTGAAACTAGTCCTCTCTTTGCACCAATTAAAAAAGCAGGTAATAAATTAATATTTCCCTACACTCCTACAATTACTATCAGTCACTCTGCATCCTATTCAGCAATGGATCCTGTACACAGTAATTATCCATTCTTTTCCTATGAAAACAGTAAAGTTGATAAGATTAATCTTCAAGCAGATTTTTATTTAGAAAACGGTATTGATGCTGACTACTGGCTTGCAATGGTACATTTCTTTCGCAGTTCTACTAAGATGTATTTTGGCGGCAAGACTGAGTTTGCCGGTGCTCCGCCGCCTGTACTTAAATTAAATGGATACGGAGACTATGTATTCAAAAACGTTCCAGTAGTAGTTACAAACTTCCAGATGGAAATGCCAAAAGACGTTGATTACATGGCTGGAATGATTTTAACTCCTGAGGATTTAACTGAAGGTTCTAAAGATCCTAGTCTTAAACTAGGCGTTTCGTATGCTCCGGTAAAGAGTGTAATTAGTTTAACTTTGCAACCTGTGTACAGCAGAGAAACAGTAAGAAACTTTAACATGCAAGACTTTGTTAACGGCAAGTATGTTGAAAAAGGAGGCTTCATTTAATGGCCAATTATACTTTAACTAGCCCTTGGGCATTTACTCCGCAAGACACCGGAAATATGGGACATTTTGCAATTAGACCAGTTAGCGCAGAGCCCGATGATATTTTGTATGATATTGAGCCTCAGTTTCATAATAGACCCGATTTGCTCAGTTATTACTTGTATGACACGACTAAGTTGTGGTGGGTATTTGCACAACGAAACATGGATGTTATTAGAGATCCTATTTTTGATTTTCGTTCAGGTGTTGAAATATTTGTTCCTAAAAAAACAGGTTTGTTTAAGTTACTAGGACTATAATATGGCTAAACTGCAAGAAAAAATTGGAGCCGACGGTGTTGATAGATACCTAACAGAACTGCGCCGCCGAGAATCCGGTCGCAACCCTGACGGCACCACAGGTAACTATCAGCAAGGTGGAAATCAATTTAGTTTTATTGGAGCCTACCAAGTTGGCGCACCTGCGCTTATAGATCAAGGTCTTGTGAAACCGGGTACTACTAATGCAGGACTAAACAACGTAAACAATTGGAACTTACCAGGCGGCAAGCCTGCATTCTTAAACAATCCAGCATTGCAAGACAAGGTAGCAGTAGATATTGCTGACAGGAACATTGCTAGACTTGAGCAACTTAAAGTACTTTCTCCAAATGATCCCCCTGAGCGAGTTGCAGGTCTTGCTGGAGCCTCTCATTTATTAGGTGCAGATGGTGTATATAACAAAGGACTTGAAGGAGTAGATGGTAACGGCACAAAAGGAGCATCGTACTATAAGTCTCTTGCCGGTGCAGTATCAGGCAAGAAGGGTGTTGAAGTTCCTACAGATGTCAAAACTGGTGCAGGAACCGGAACTTCCGCTACTGGAGAAAAGAAACCTAGCGGCGTTCCTTTCACTGGTGCAGGAGTTGCTCTAAAGAAAACAGGAGTTCCTAACTCGGTAACTATTACTGCTTCTAAAGCCGTTGAGGCAATACCGTTACCTATACCAAATCCTTTAACAAAATTTACTTCATTTAATGCAGTAATAACTTTAAGTTGTTTAACTACTGAGCAATTTAACTTTCCAGAGAAGAGTTATAAAGCAGGGGACATTGGCAACATTCTTTTAAGAAGTGCCGGGGCAGGAAGCAAGGCACAGCCGACTGGATTTAGATCGTCTTTTAATACCGCAGGCCAATACGATTTCCATATTGATAACTTAGAAATTGATAGTTTAATATCGTTTGATGAAAGAACAAAAGGTTCAAATGCTAATCTTATTAGTTTTGAAGTATACGAGCCTTATAGCATGGGTATATTTTTACAAGCCGCTAATCAAGTTGCGATTGATAGTGGGCATGTGAGCACTGGATATTACCAAGCACCGTTCTTACTAACAATAGAGTTTATAGGATGGGACAATAATGGTAAATCGGTTACTATACCTAATACTTCCAGGCATATCCCAATACATCTGACAGAAGTAGATATGACAGTTAAAGCATCGGGTTGTGTATATAAAGTTCAAGCATTGGCTGCTAATGAAATAGCACTTGCTGACAATAATAATTTGTTCAAGACTGATATTGCAATCTCAGGATCTACTGTACAAGAAATTTTACAAACAGGCGAATTTAGTTTACAAACTGTTCTTAACAAACGCTTACAAGAATATGCATCACAAGAAAATGTAAAAACAGCATTTGATGAAATTGTTATTGTATTTCCTAAAGATGTAGTAGAGCCAGTAACTCCTGTTAACGAAAATGAGAATTCTGCAAAAAAAGATAGTACAGAGCCGCGTAAAAACGTTGTATTAAATGGATCTTTATCGGTCTCTAGAGCACCTGGCGCATTATTAAAACAAGAAAAAGACTCTTTAAATTACCTTGGCGCAAGTAGTATGGATTTTAACTCTGGACAAGCAGGTGAACCTGAAGTAGTTAAATTAGATAATGCACATACTACTGCTGACAAACCTGCACAACGCGATAAAGTTACATTCAATACTAAAACAAGACAGTTTGTTTTCAGCCAAGGAACTACTATTGTAAATGCAATTAGCAAAGTTCTTTCACAGTGTAAACATTGTAAAGATGTTGTTGATTCGCGTCGACTTGACGACAATGGTATGATAGATTGGTTTAGAATTGAAACTCAAATACTAATGCAGACTCCTTCAGAGGGTAATAGCGGTAAGAACGATTATCCTAAGTTGATAATTTTTAAAGTGGTTCCGTTTAAAACATCGGGTGCAAGTTTGCTATCTCCAAATGCCGAGCCAGTTGGACTAGATAATCTTAAAAAAGAAGCGGCAAAAATCTACGACTATATGTACACCGGTCAGAATACTGAAATTCTTGATTTTGATATTTCTTATAAAGGTGCGTTCTTTTCAACAGCACCGGCCGATCAACTAAAAGGCAACGCATCTGCGGGAACTAGTACACAACAAAGTCAAACAACTAGCGATACTGGACCCACTACACCTAACTCTGCCCCAGGACAACACGAGCGTGGTGCACCACGACAGCAGCCTGGATATGATACAGGAAAATCTAGTCCCGATTCGGGCGGAACACTGGCCATTGATAATAAAACAATTGCCGCTCAGCAATTTCAAAAATCTCTATATGAAAGTCAAGTGAGTATGGTCGATGTTACTATGAAAATTTTAGGCGATCCTTACTATCTTGCAGACAGCGGCCTTGGCAATTTTTCAAACTCCGGTACTGGAAGATTCAACGTAACTAAATCTGGCGCTATGGATTATCAAAGCGGTGATGTAGATGTCTTAATTAATTTTAGAACACCTTTAGACTACAATGCGTCTACTGGTATAATGGATTTTGGAAATAGTCAAATTGTATCACAATTTAGTGGACTGTATAGAGTAAATCAAGTATCTCATAAGTTTAATAAAGGTAAGTACACTCAAGAACTTAAAATGCTACGCCGCACTAATCAAAATCCAGTTCCGGATTCTAATACTGCGCAAACAGCAAGTGCAGAAAAGGGAAAAAGACTTACCCAGGAGCAAATTGCAGCCAATGCACGTAGAAATTTTGCGGCAACTGATCCTAGAAGAATTGATTTAGGAAAGGCAAAAATAATTGATTTGTCTAACTCTACGAAATATACAGATGGGTCGTTGCGTAAATCTGCCGCAGGACCTGATTCTGCAACAGCAAATCCTAATAAACCAAATAGTGTGGTTAAAGTATCAAATACTAGTAATGTATTACCAGTACCAGGAGTTGTACCTGCTAATGCCGGACAGAAGTTTGGATTAGGAACAGGATTATATGGTCAATAATGGAGAATTAAATGCCTGAATTAAGCCGCACCGCGGAAGACTCGTCTAGTGGATATAATGCAGGCCCCTACTTGGCTAGAATTGTTAGCAATATGGATCCTAAGTATATGGGAACACTGCAAGTTCAGTTGCTCAGAGACGTAGGTAATAGTCCTAATAGAGAAGGTCAAACTATTCCTGTAAAATACCTAAGTCCTTTTTACGGAGTAACTGCGTTAGAACATACTGATAAAAATGACAATTATAACGGAACACAAAAGAGTTACGGTTTCTGGGCAGTGCCACCGGATGTAGGAACATTGGTAGTTGTTATTTTTATTGAAGGGAAAGTCGAACAAGGTTTTTGGATAGGTTGTGCTCAAGACGAATATATGAACTTTATGATTCCAGGGTATGCCGCAACTGAAATAAACAACGGCACTACTAAAGGTAAAAAAGTAGTTGCAGAATATAATAAGCAATTAAACCCAGGAACTCATACCGATACAACACTAATTAAGAAACCTATACATCCTTTTAACGATGTACTAGGGTTGCAAGGACTTGCAACAGACGAAGCACGTGGTACAACAACTAGCAGTGCCAGGAGAGACATGCCCAGTAATGTTTACGGTTGGAGTACACCAGGCCCTGTGGATCGTCGTTCAGGAGCCAAGAAAGGAAAAGTTGGGCACAGCCAAAGCGGAATCACTGGAGCATTTGTTAGTAGACTTGGCGGCAGTAGTTTTGTTATGGATGACGGTGATCCTAACTTTTTACGAACACAGCCTGCAAGCGAAGGTCCACCTAAGTATGCCGCTGTAGAAGCAGGTGAAACAGGTGATCCTTCTATTCCGCAAAATGAATTAATTCGCCTAAGAACTAGGACGGGTCATCAAATTCTTTTGCATAACAGTGAAGATTTAATTTATATTGGCAATGCTCGAGGTACGGCATGGATTGAATTAACCAGCAATGGTAAGATTGATATCTATGCCGCTGATAGCATTAGTTTACATACTAAAGGAGATTTTAATGTTACTGCTGACAACGATATTAACCTAAGTGCCGGCGGAAAAGTTAATATTTTAGCAGGAGATGTTATGCACTTAGATAGCGGAGCAGCCATGGAAATTGTCAGCGGTGCTGATACCAAGATTACAACTAGTGCAACTACTCATATTAATAGTGGGGGCAATCATTTAGAAACTGCCGCTCAAATTCATATGAACGGCCCGGATGCAGCCACTGCTGGTTCTGGTACTAAACCACCTAGAGTCCCGCAGGCAGAACCATGGGACGGCCACGAGAATCTGTGGAGTAAACCAATGCCAACATCTTTAGATACTTTTAAGAAAGCAAGTAAGAAATAAATATTAATATGCCAATAGAACGCGGACTAATCGTTAGTACAGTAATTCCAGCAGGACTTAAAGAGTTTCCTTCTGCGGGTTCACGAACATACAGAGGACTGAGCACTGCCTCTGAAACAGGCAGTTTTGCCCTGTATGATATTGCTCTAATCAAACAAGACTTGGTTAATCACTTTCATATCAGACAGGGTGAAAAACTAGAAAATCCTATGTTTGGAACTATTATATGGGACATGCTATTTGAGCCGTTAACTGAAGATGTCAAGGATATGATTCTTGAAAACGTCACAGAAATTATTAACTATGATCCCCGTTTAGAAGTAGGTACTATTACAGTTAGTGAATATGAAAGCGGTTTACAAATAGAATGTGAACTAACTTATCTCCCTTATAACATATCAGAACAACTGCGTTTCACGTTTGATCAAGCCAACGGCATTCTTAGTTAATTAAATACCCACATTTTTACTCACGATAAATAACATGTGAGGGAACATATATGGGTAGTGTAGATAGACAAAACCGACTAATAGCCGCAGAAGACTGGAAGAAAATTTACCAGAGTTTCCGCAACGCAGACTTCCAAAGTTACGACTTTGACAACTTACGCCGTACGATGATTTCGTACCTGCGTGAAAATTATCCTGAAGATTTTAACGATTATATTGAGTCAAGTGAGTACTTGGCCCTTATCGATCTTATTGCATTTTTGGGTCAAAACTTAGCATTTAGATTTGACTTAAATGCACGTGATAACTTCCTTGAACTAGCAGAACGTCGCGAAAGTGTGCTACGTCTAGCACGCCTGCTATCCTATAACCCTAAACGAAATATCCCCGCTAACGGCTTGTTAAAAATGACGGCCATCACTACTACTGAAGAACTAGTTGACAGCAACGGTAGAAACTTATCAGGGCAAGTTATTGTATGGAATGATCCTAGCAATGCTAACTGGTACGAACAGTTTATTAAAGTTATGAATAGTTCTATGATTGATACTATTCAATTTGGACGCCCCCAGGATAAAGCCGTAATTAGCGGTATTCCTACAGAACAATACCGTATTAACGGCATTAACACTGAAGTGCCGGTTTACGGATTCACTAAAAACGTAGACGGTCGAAATGTAAACTTTGAAGTAGTATCTTCATTATTCAAAGACTCGGATAAAATTTACGAAGAGCCACCGTTTCCAGGAACCAACATGGCGTTCTTGTACAGAGACGATGGCGGCGGCCCTCCTAGTAGTAACACTGGTTTCTTTATGCACTTTAGAGAAGGATTGTTACAACAAGGACAGTTTACAATTAATCGTCCAGGTCCTAATGAAGTCGTAGATTTGGATGCACCAAACGTTAACAATGAAGACGTGTGGTTGTACGGACTTGACACCATCGGTATTGAATCTGTACTGTGGAACAAAGTTGATGCTGTAACAGGTAACAACATTGTGTATAACAATGCCGATAAGAATTTAAGAAAGATTTATTCAGCATTAACACGCTCAGGTGACCGTGTTCGGTTAGTATTTGCTGATGGTGTATTTGGCGAATTGCCACAAGGTAGTTTTAAAGTTTACTATCGTGTTAGCAACGGATTGTCTTACAAAATTACTCCTAACAACATTAAAAATGTTACTATTGATGTACCATACTTGAGCCGCAAAGGCCGCCAAGAAACTATGTCAATTACGTTAGGTTTAAAATATACTGTAAGCAATGCTGCCGAAGCAGAGTCTACAGAAAGCATCAAACAAAATGCACCGCAGACATACTATTCACAAAATAGAATGATCACAGGCGAGGATTATAATATCCTGCCATTGGGTATTAGTCAAGAAATTATCAAAGTAAAAGCAGTCAACAGAGTAAGTTCTGGAATTAGCCGTTACTTTGATTTAAGAGATTCTACTGGAAAATACAGTTCTACAAACTTGTTTGGAACTGACGGTATTCTTTACAAAGAAAATTATCAAGACACTTTTAACTTTACATTTGCATCTCGCAGTGACATTGAAGGTGTAGTACAAAATCAAGTAGCACCGTTATTAGCCAATAAAGGCATCTACGATTTTTATCTAGACAACTTTCCGCAAGTAAGTTTACAGCCAACTACATTGGCATTTTATAGAAAAACAAAGTCTACAAACTTGTCTACAGGTTACTTTGGTAGCAACACTAATGCTAGTGAATCTAGAACAGTGGGTGCATTTACATCCAGTAACTTGCGTTACATTGTTAACGACAGTTTATTAAAATTTGCACCACCAGCAGGATATAGAGCATTTGACTCTAAAAATAATTTAGTACTTTCATCAGCCGCAGTTAAGCCGGGTGAGAAGCCATACATCTGGAGTAAAGTTGTTGGCATTACTGGCAGCGGAGTTTACGGAACTACTAATGTATTGCCTAACGGACAAGGTCCTATCAAACTAAATGAAGTAATTCCTAACGGTGCTGATGTAGTATCCATTGTTCCTAAGTTTGTAAAAGCACTATCTGACAGTGTTAGAAATAAGATATTTGATTTAATTTTTGCAAACAAAGAGTTTGGATTAAGATACGACCAAGTGGACGCATCGTGGAAATTGATCAGCGAATCTAACGTGGACAAAATTTCTACATTTAGTCTAGGCAAGGCCGGCGATATTAGTAACCAACAACTAGATGCTAGTTGGGTAATCCTATTTGAAACAGACGGCGAAACTTATACAGTTACTAATCGTGCAACACGTTACGTATTCGAAAGCATTAAAGAAGTGCGCTTCTTCTTCGACACTACAGACAAAGTTTATGACACAAACACTGGCACAGTTATTAAAGATAAAATTACTGTTCTAGGTATTAATCCAAAACCAAATGACCCAGCACCTATGGCTACAGACTATGCTTGGGAAATTGTCGAAGACTTTAAAGGCGCAGATGGATATATTGATACTAAAAAGATCAGTGTATCATTTACTGACAGAGACGAAGATGGCGTTATTGACGATCCAGAAGTATTTGAACAAGTAGTAGGTACCAGCGTTGCTCCTGAGGACAAATTGATATTCCAACAGCGCCGCACAGGTCTTGATGGTGTAACAGATTACTACTATATCTCAAACGAAGATAATTTAATTTTAACCTATGCTACACAGACAGATATTGATACAAATTTAACTACTGGTATAGCAGATGGACAACTTGTATTTTTATTAGATGAAAAATTAGTTAAAAAATTCCAACGTAACGGAGATCCTACATTTTTAGTTACTAACGAATACAGGGGATTCTTTGGACGTTCTGGAATTAAATTTCAGTACATTCACGCCGCAGATAGCAGTGCTAGGTTAGATCCTAGTGCTACTAACATTATGGATGTTTATGTATTGACCAAGTCATATGACACTGATTATCGTTTGTGGATCAACGGGGAGTTAACTGAAAAACCGTTGCCACCAAGTTCAGACGCATTGTATACTAACTTTGGTTCAAGTCTTGACAAGGTAAAATCAGTTAGCGACGAAGTGATCTATCATCCAGTTAAGTACAAAGAAATATTTGGATCGTCTGCTCCTGCATCTTTGCAAGCAACTTTCAAAGTAGTTAAGAGTGCTAATATTTCTATCAGTGATAGTGATATCAAGAGTTCTATCATTACTGCGGTAAATGAATTCTTTGCAATTGAAAACTGGGACTTCGGTGACACATTCTACTTTACAGAATTAGCCACTTATATTATGAATAGAGTTTCCCCATACTTGAGTAACTTAATCATTGTTCCTAAACAATCGGACTTGGCATTTGGAAGTTTATATGAAATTAAATCAAATGCTGATGAAATTTTTGTAAGTTCTGCTTCAGTTTCTGATGTAGAAATTATTACAGAAATCACAGCGTCAAGAATTCGTGCATCGGGCACAGTATTGACATCGACAACAAATAACACCGGAATTCAGAGTGCGTAACAATTATGGCTTATAACAGAGATCAAACAGACCCAACTATTCCAGTTTCAGGTAACGCTGAAAAAACATCTGCTGGCTTTTTGCCTAAGTATTTTAGAAGTACTGCTAATCAGAAATTCTTAAATGCCACGATGGATCAGATGATATCTGAAGGGCAAGTAGAAAAAATCAGTGCGTTCATTGGTAGAACAAATACTGAGCCTTATCAAACTACTGACAAGTATCTTGAAGGTGCTACTCAGCAACGTGCCGATTATCAGTTTGAGCCAGCAGTTATTATTAAAGATGATCTAGATAATGTTACATTCTTTAAAGACTATCCTGACTATATTAACCAGTTAGCGTTCTTTAACAGTGCTGATGATAATCATAACAAGATTAACAGCCAAGAGTTTTATGCTTGGAATCCACATTTTGATTGGGATAAGTTTGTTAACTATCGCGATTACTACTGGTTGCCAACCGGCCCACAGGCTATTCCTGTAGCAGGACAATCTGATAATATTACTAGCACATACACTGTTTCTATTGTTGACGATGTTGATAATCGTGCTTATGTATTCAGCCCAGACGGCTTAACCCGTAACCCATACTTGCGTTTATATCGCGGACAAACATACCGTTTTGATATTGATGCACTGGGCCACGGCATGGCCTTTAAAACTGTTCGAGAAACTGGTGATAGTAATTTTTATACTACAGGTGTTAGCACCGGTAACGAATATGTTGAAAAAGGCGTAATTGAATTTACTGTCCCTATAGATGCTCCTAACGTAATATACTACGTTAGTGAAAATGATGTTAATACTGGTGGTGTTCTTACAGTATACGACATTACAGATGCAACACACATTGATGTAGAAAGTGAATTAATTGGTAAGAAGACTTACTTAACTAGTAATGGTGTGTTGTTGAGTAACGGCATGAAACTCTATTTTCAAGGTCGTGTTACTCCTGCAAAGTATGCTACTGGTAACTGGTATGTTGAAGGTGTAGGTACTGCTATTAAATTAGTTAAAGAAACTGATCTAGCAACTCCTAGTTTGTATTCTACAGATGCTAATATCGAATTTGATAATGAAAATTTTGATACACAAGGATTTGATGTTAGTAACGACTTGCCAGCATATAAAGATTATCTAGTAATCAATAGATCGAGCAAAGACCTAAACCCATGGACACGTTATAATCGTTGGTTCCACAGAACAGTTATTGAATTATCTGCATCAATTAATAATCAAGAAGCAGTCTTAGACCAATCGAGTCGTGCAACTCGTCCTATTATTGAATTTGAAGCAGATTTAAAATTGTGGAATATGGGCCGTCAATTTAAAACTAGCGTTACTTTGGTGGACACATACACACGTGATGTATTTTCTACAATTGAAGGCTCGCTAGGATATAATATTGATGGTGTCGATTTGTTAGAAGGCATGCGTGTATTATTCACGGCAGATCCGGACGTACAAGTCAACGGTCGTATTTTTAAAGTAAAATATCTTACACACTTAGGAGTTCGCAGACTTACTCTTATCGAAGAAGAAGATACAACTCCCGTGGCCGATCAAACAGTTTTAGTGTTAACTGGTACAGAAAATAAAGGCAAAATGTTTTACTACGACGGTGATGCGCTGTTGTGGAAAACTGCCCAACTAAAAACAAAAGTAAATCAAGCACCGTTATTTGATATATTTGACGATGCCGGAGTAAGTTATGGTAATGAATTAACTTATCCAGGTACAACCTTTGCGGGTACACGTTTATTTGGTTATACACCAGGTAACAGCATTGACTCTGCACTAGGGTTCGGTATTGCATATAAGAATATTGGTAACATCGGAGATATTCTTTTTAACTTTGATTTAAACAAAGATACATTCATTTATAAAAATCTAGCAGATATTAGAACAGTTGACGTTGCTAAAGGGTATCTAAAGAAAACTACAGGACCTAATTCAATAAGGTATGTTAACGGTTGGGAAACTGCCGTCGACCATAGCAGGCAGTATGTTGTACAACAGGTAGATACCGAAGTTACATCAAATTATTTTGAAATTACACCTTATGCATCTCCTGCTAATTTAACAGACTTAGAGGTAAAAGTATACCTCAATGGAGCACCCCAATCTCCGCTTACTGATTTTTCTATCTTTACTAAAAATGATAGAGCCTTTGTGGAAACAACCACAGATGTGCCAGCCGGAAGTACTATTGTAATCAAAACTAATACGTCTGCACAAAAAAATAACAACGGATACTATGAGATTCCTTCTAACTTAGAAAGTAATCCTGTTAACTTAAATCTAGATAACTGTACACTAGGCGAAATTATTAATCATGTTAAGTCAATTGCTGATAGTAGATTAGACTTTGATGGCGCTGTTCCAGGCACAGGTAACTTGAGAGATTTAGGTGATCTAACTGCCCACGGTAAAAAGATCATTCAACATAGTGCGCCTTTAACACCTGTTATCTATCACTTAACTGATAAGAATCATAACGTAATTAAATCGTTGCGTTATGCTAAGGACGAGTACAATAAATTTAAACGTAATTTTATTCGTGTAGCAACTGACTACGGATATGACGGTATCACTCGTGTTCACTTGGACTTGTTATTAAAAGAATTAGTTAAAGATAAAACTAAAACAATGCCATTCTACTTTTCGGACATGGTTCCTTTTGGAGGTAGTTTTGAGTTTGTACAAGAAATTATTGACAATTCTATTACAGACTATCCGTTAACATTTAATTTTAATCTTGATACGTTAAGTGACAGTGCTGTACTAGTTTACATTAATGACCGTTTGTTAAAGCATGGATCGGAGTATACGTTTGTTAACGATAACTTTGTAAGTATTTCTGCTACAATCAACGAAGGCGACGAACTTCGTATTGTACAATACGATAACACACATGGTTGCTATATTCCCCCAACTCCTACTAAGTTAGGATTGTATCCACTGCATGAACCAAAAATTTATACAGACGACACCTTGGTAACTCCAGTAAGAGTAATTCAAGGACACGACGGTAGTATTGTTCGAGCATTTGAAGACTTCCGTGATGACTTAATTTTAGAATTAGAATTACGCATCTACAATAATATTAAAGTCAAGTACAATCCTGCACTGTTTGATTTAACAAACTTTGTAAGTGGGTACTACAGAACTGCTGATATTTCTAAAGAACAACTAAACAACACTCTGCGTCAAGATTTCTTGAAGTGGAGCCGTTTTATCTCTGAAGATTACACTAAGCATACTTTCTTTGACGGACAAGATAGTTTTACTTTTAACTATAAAAACTTTTCTGCAATCAACGGAACGCCTATTCCTGGGTTCTGGAGAGCAATTTACAAACAATTTTACGACACAGACCGCCCACATAGTCATCCTTGGGAAATTCTTGGATTTAGCGAACAGCCAGCATGGTGGACTGAAGTATACGGTCCGGCACCGTATACTCGTGATAACTTAGTGTTATGGAGTGATATTGCCGAAGGCATTATTAGAGACCCTAGTAAACTAATTCAGCGTGTAGCCAAGTATGCTCGTCCTTCAATTCTAAGTCACATTCCTGTGGACGATAATGGAAATTTATTGTCCCCATTGGAGTCTAACTGTGTTAGAGATTATGTTTATTACCTAGCAGAATCAGAATTTACATTTGGTGACGAAGCACCTATTGAAACAGCATGGAGACGAAGTTCTGAATTTCCGTTTGCATTAATTACTGCTATTACAATTCTACGTCCAGCACAGACATTTGCTACTATATTTGACCGCGCAAGACAAGTTAGGGATCCTTCAGGGCAAATTGTTTATAAGACAGCCAATGGTCCGGAACGTTTCAGTCATAAAAATATTGAGTTTCCTAACTCTATCAATGATACTACACGAGTGTATACTAGCGGTCTTGTAAATTATATTTCTGATTTTGCAATTTCTCAAAGTCAAGATAGCCTAGTAGCGTACAAAGAACGAGTACCAAAATTACAAGTTAATTTGTCCCACAAAGTTGGTGGATTTATCACTAAAGAAAAATACAAGTTAGTATTAGATAGCCGTAGCCCTTCAAATAAGGGAAACGTATTTGTACCTTTTGAAAATTATAAAGTTATTTTAAACACTAGTACACCTGTTGTAAGTATTGACTACAGTGCAGTTATTGTTGAAAAGCAAGCCAGCGGATTTGTTATCCGTGGCTACAACCCAGTAACACCTGAATTTAAATATTACAAACCTCGTGAAATTGCTAACGATCCAGTTCTTAATGTGGGCGGCATCTCAGAGGCTGTAGTAGATTGGAATCGTGAAAGATTTTATAACAAGACTCAAGTAGTTAAAAATGACAACAACTATTACCGTGTAACTGTAAGTCACAATAGCGGACCAAACTTTGAATTAAAATACTTTGCCAAGTTGCCAGCATTACCAGTCGAAGGCGGCAGACAAGTTACAGTTAGAACTGCATTTGAAGATGTTGAGTCTACACTGCACTACGGCGCTGAAATTAAAACTATTCAAGGAGTTGTTGACTTCTTATTAGGTTACGGTCAGTGGCTAGTTGCACAAGGGTTTGACTTCCAGTACTTCAACCCAACACTGCTAACAGTTACTGATTGGCAAACAGCCGTTAAGGAATTTGCATTCTGGACAACACAGAACTGGAAAGCCGGCGCTGTTATCAG